TATTTATTATGAGATTCAACAATAAAAGAAACATAATCAGAGCAACGGCGCAAAACAGACAAAGCCGAATCAAAATAAACAAGAATAGAATTTTGCTCAGCAGAAGTGAGTAAATTAGCAGAAGGAATCTTAGTACAAAGTCGTTCAATCTCTTTCATATACTTAATTTGAAAATCATCAAAAGCATCCATAAATAATTAATTTTAAAAATGAAACATAAAGGGACGAATAGAAGAATTTACCTTAGACATATCCGCATAAGGAGAAGCGGTAGATTCATAGAAATGATTAAAAACACGCTTGGATTGCTCATTAAAAACACGGTCATTAAACTCATTCTGAAGATAAGACATAGACTCAGCAGAAGGTTTTTTTATACCCAGAGTAAACAAGCTTTCTCTGATAATCTTGTCGAGAATCGACATTAAGCGACTCCAAATAAACGAGGTTTTGAACAGCTTCATTAATCTCGTCATAAGTTTCGCATCCGGCAACGGCCTTTTTAAGAGCTTGATTTGAAGAAGCCTTAAGTCTACTTCGTAAAGTAGACGTAACAATACGCCGTAAGGCACACGGCGCAAGATTGCCATTAAGATTTTTTTCATAAAGCAATTTTTTAAGAACATAAAGAGGTAAACTATAATGAAAACCAGCAAATTGATAATTCAACCGTTCTATAACACGGTCAACAATAACAGGGGTAATCGTAGAAGCATCAAAAGGGTCATAATTATAAACATCAAGAGCAAGAACATATCTACGAAAAGAATCCATATCTTCAGGCAAACCGAAACCAAGAGAAGACATCAATCGGGGACGCTCAACAGTATCAGAAAACACCTTAATATCGTCCGGCTTTACAAGATATTTAGCAACATAACGGGCAACGTTAGTCACATCACCTTGCGAAAAGCAAGGCACTTGACGGAAAACGGTAAAACCTTTTTTCCAATAAGATTCAACAAGCTTACAATCTGATTCAGAAAGACCAAATAAACAACCATGATAGTGAGGACGATGAGTCTTAGGTCCATACTCACCAATACAAATCCAAGCGAAATCTGATTTATTAAGAACTTTACGAAATTCCTTTTTCCAAAGCTTAATATCTTCACGACACAAAGTCGGCTCACCATACTCGTTGCAAGGAAGCGAAATATCGTCATAAGTAAGAGTAAACATACACATACTACCATAACGGCGGCAAGCCTCCAAACAGCGAACAACGACACCATTCTGAGAACGGCGGAGGCATTCGGGACACTTGCCACAAGGCACGGTCGTTTCGACAAAACGACCCGCAACCTTTTTACGAAGGGTAATAGGAGAAGTACACATAAACGCCACTTAATCAAAAGTGGCGTTCAATAACATAATCTATTATAAATTGTGTAACTGTACTAAACGCCGAATCCGGCAGTTACACAATAAGACTATGTTAAAGAACGCCAACCAAACTATAAATGTCAAGCTTCGCACAAATATAGTAATAATCCCCGGAACTCAAACGCTCCAGTCTAACCGGGCGGACGAATTATCAAAAATTAAAGTTATATAGACAAGTTTTAAAGTACCGTGTCGGGAGGGGCTCCGCTCCGTTTCACTCCGCTCCGCCCCTCCCTACTACCCCGCAAACCCGGCTAAACGCCGGGGCGAAACCGTCTGCCGGGGTTTCGCCTTCCGGGAAGCGCTTCGCACGTGGGTAAGCGAAAGCAAGCTTTCGCCAAATAAGGAACACGCACACGCGATAAAAATTCGCGCGCGCGTGTAGTTTTATTCAATTGCGAAAGGAGGAGTGACGGTCTCCCCCTTTCGCGCTATCCCGACCGGAAGCTTTTCATAGTTTTTACTATTCATTTTATCTTCCAGCGGAATGAGACTTGAAATAAGAATCGATAGCTTCGCCAATAACTTTCGGAAGGTCTAAGTCGTCATTACCGAGAACTTTTCCAGCGGCATTCTCAATAGCATGGGCAATACCAACAGTTTGAGAATAGCCAGGGAGCTGACCACCATGCTGTTTTCCGTAGTTAGTTACATAGTTATCATAAGCAGCAGCAGCAAAAGCACGAGCGGCATTTGCCTTTTGTTCAAGGGTCTTGGCTTCATTAAGAGCATCAATCCACTTAGAATTAAGCTCATTAATCGCAGTCAAGCTCTCTTTATAAGCAGTATCAGCAACACGATTATCAATCGTAGCCGTATTAACGTCCATATCGGAATAAATCTTCTGAACGGCGGCATCAATTTCCGGCAAACGACGATAAGAAACCTCAGTATCGGCCTTCTTTTTCTCAGTATCGGCAACAATATTGTCCCTTTGCGCCTTAAGAAGCGAAAGATTCATCATTTGACCAAGAAGACCAACAGCATCCGGAGAGCCGGGACTTTCCGAGGTAGGAGCGGCACCAGCAGGGGCAACAGCACCATTCGCACCGCCAGACATAACCAAAGCGGGGTTAACACCGGCTTTAATCATATCATTAACTTGACGGCGATAAGCAGTATTTGACATATAGGCTTGAAAAGCCATTTGCCCGACAGCGCCAAGCGCATCAAAGGCGTTAGACTGCCATTGAGCACCTGTAAGACCACTACCGGTCAAAGCATTACGGAACGACTTATTGCCAAGAACAGAAGACAAGCCATTTCCTAATAATTGGGTAACCAAAGGAGCAGCTAAAGAAGCCACAAAAGCGGGTAAAGGCATAACACAATTAACTATTAATTGTGTCACTTGTCACATATTAATCAAGTATATATGTGACAAGCGACAATTAGACACTAATTTTCGGTTTGAGAAACTGCCGCTTTAGCGGTATGTTCTTTGACCTTTTTATCTAAATCGTCCATCATTCGATAAGATTCAAAGATGTCGGAAGGTTTCCCGACAATAGAAGCGGGATTCTCAATTCCATTAAACAGAGAAGAATCCGACTGCAAATCATTGGGAACGTATCCGTTAATAATAGATTTACGAATGTCCACAAAACCAAATTGGTCAACTTCGCTATAATCTTTAGCGGAATTGAATTTAATATCACATTGAACCATAACTAATCAGATAATTCATTGTCGGGAATATCAGTATTCCCCGACAAAACATCAACAACAACTTTAATAATACCTACAATAATAGCAAGTAAAAGCTTTAAATTAAACTTACTCATAGCTTTAAGATTTAAAAATCCGGGGGAGACATCACAACAAAAGACAAATATCGAATTCTCAGAGACTCATGAAAAGGTTACAAGAGTAAAAGCAGTCTCCCCCGGAGATTAATTATTCAATTCTTTGACCCCCTCTCATAGCAACAACAGTATCGCCATGTTCATAAGCAGGGTCTTGCAATGAAGGAATACAATACCTCTGCAAAGGCATAACGACTTTGTAATCAATATAAGAATCAATCCAAACGCCATAATTAGAAATATCACCATCCACTGCAGTAACCTGGTCCATGTAATTCACGGGAATCTTAAGGAAAGAATCATTTATTTCCGGAACAGTATCAATAGTAAAAGACCTCTGCAAAGCAAAAGATTCAAGACTTTGAGTGTCACGAACAAGACCGTGAAGCTCAGAAGAACGTACCATAAAATCGGCAAACCTATCGGTGTATCCGAAAATATGATTACGGTTATCACTATCAATAATCAAAGCACCGTTACATTCTCGACTATAAATAGGCTGAGGGCCTACATTCTGAAGAATAGGGTTAGCTAAATCCGTATAAGAATCCTCGTCAACATAACGAGTAAGCATACGAGAAACGCCACTACTATAAGTAACTTCAGGAACGAGACTAACAAGAACCATTATGTAACCAGGCTCATCAACATGAAAATCACAGACGAAATCATTACCCTCAGCAAAGGCATGACCATAACGAGAGCCAACAGAAGTGAAGGGGTTATTATTAGATGATTCATCCTCATTACTATTCGCATAAACGCCTTTAGAATAAACAGGATAAGAAGCGCTACCGAGATAAACAGGCCTCTGCGCTATCGAATCACGAAGATTAGCATTATAATTGACCTTGACAAAATCAACCAAACGGGGCGCCAAATTTTGCCTTTCTTCGAACTGCTGGAGACTATTGGCACTACGCAAAGCGGCAATCGTAAAGCCAGAAATAGTTTTATTCGGAAAATTACCGTCAAAAACAGAAGGAGAAAGAGGAGAAGAAGAATCCTGTTCATCTGAAGGCGAGAAAGGAGAAGCACCAAAATTCCAAGAACCACTATCAGAATCGCCACCAGAATAAACACCTATGCCCATGGGCTTACCATTTTGAGGCGAAGGAGTAGCAGAAGTAAAATAATCAAGACCAAAATTACGCTGCCTAAGTTCGCCAAGCATAACACCGTCAGCAAGGGTCGCTCGAATAGAAGTAATATAACCAGTCACAGAATTAGGTTTTTTATACTTCATACTCATGGGCTGATAACCGGCATACTGCTTATAAGAATCCTCGTCAAAACAAGACTTTTGAACAAGCGCATTACGATAAAATTCATCCCAAATTAAGTGGTACGCAAGATAGGGGAAAGCATTTAAATAATAAGTCTCACTTGGAAGGAAAGAAGAAGGATTAAAACCACCAAAACCAAGATAATCAGACAACGAACCGGGACCAATAAGATTGCGGACAATAGCATCATTCGCCATTTCAATAACAGGGGCACGGAGTTTCCCGTTAACCGGTTCACCATTCGAAGTCTGCATAACCTTAATATCGGTATTACCCTTAATCCACTGCTCAAAACCTTGCATCAATAGCCTTGTGGGGCAGAAAAACGCTTCAGTCTTAAGATTAACATTCATAAAAGTCTCAGACGCCAAAGGTGGCAATTGGGCAGAGATAGCAATACGAATACGACCGTCTGTATTCGGTATAACCTCGTCACAAAGAAGAGGGGTAAGAGTACCACATTTAGTGGTAAGAAGATTACGGAACGACTTATCAAAGCCGCTTCGATTAACTACCTTAACAGGTACTTTCTTAAAAAGCGAATCAGCCATTTTTGACAAAAATTTTAGTTATAGAACATTCGTTTAACACGATATTAACGTGCTGCAAAGTAAGTAAAGAATACTGTAAAACCTTATCTTTCCGAACACCGCAAAGAACACAGCCTATTGAATGTTTCTCCAAATTACCCTCATGCAAAAGAATACGAGAACGGCCGGGGATACCTGTAATCTCAAAACGAAAACCATTAAATTTCGGGGACCAAGTACGATTAAGACCGTAAAAACCTTGTGGAAACCTATAAAGCGGATTCTCTAAAGTATCAGCGAGGAAAACACCACGATAATACAACTTACCAAAATTGTCATCTTTATTACGGAAAAGATAAAGAGTAGACATAAAGGAGGACTCCTTTGACTTTGCAGACAAAGCATCTTTATAGTCCGCAAAGTCATCAATAACCAAACCTAAATCATTTTTCAACTTTAGGAGTTCACAATCTTGAGGGTCTCGGCACATGGCTTATACTCAATTTTCTCAATAAGAAAAAGCGGATATTTACCCGTCAACAAAGTAATATCGTCAGTAACAAATTTCTCAACAGGGTTCCCCGGAACAGTAATCAAAAACAAATCTTTCATAACAACTATTTATTATGAGATTCAACAATAAAAGAAACATAATCAGAGCAACGGCGCAAAACAGACAAAGCCGAATCAAAATAAACAAGAATAGAATTTTGCTCAGCAGAAGTGAGTAAATTAGCAGAA